TGTGAACAGTTTGTTCATGCTGAAGTGACCGATAAAGAATATCTTCACTCTATGAAGAAGTGGGTGCGTAGTACTGACTGGAATATGGCAGAGCAAAGTTCTTTATTGCCTGACACGTTCATGTTACCATTTGCTAAACATGGTTGGAAAGCAATTCGATTAGGGTTTATGCCCGAGACTGTTGAGCGTTCATTAAAGAAGAATCTTCTACCCTTACTTGAGAAAGCACAAACTCTGAAAGATAGAGTTGCAAGTGATCCGGCAGTTCATCCAACAGTACTTGAGAAAGATGAAGATCATGCAGTATACTACCCTAAAGTAAAGGAATGGATAGTAGAAACAAAAGCGTTTCTGAAAGCGAGTAAGAACTATCAAGAGTCACCGGATTCTTCATTACGTACTCAGTATCGCACTATGGAAACTTATCTTTACAATCTTAATGCATATGTCAAAACAGGTGTTTGGTTAGATTCACACTATGGTGAAAAACGTGAGTACAGACAAATCTCTGCATGTATTGCTCCTGCATATGATGCAGACGGAATGCAAAAACGAACTATTGGAATATATTACGCAGACGTTGGTGGTATATGGACTAAAGAACTAATGAGTAATTATAACGATGATTAAACTTGAAGGCAGTATGATGATGACAAAAAGTCGTTTCACTAATATGGTTGAAGATTGGGTACGTGAGAAGAGACAACCCTATATGGATGCTGTAGTAGCGATTTGTGAGAACAATAATATGGATGTAGAAGATTGTAAGAAGTTTATCTCGCCCGTCATCAAGAACAAAATTGAGGCAGAAGCAATGTCTCTAAACTTCCTACCTAGGCAGAATACTCTGCCTTTATGAGCGATGATAGTACAATAGCAACGTCGAACGCGCTCCTGCCGTATGGTACTTCGTCCAGTGCACCTGCTATTGTACTACCTGACACTGATCTGTTTAGATCAGAACGTGGATCATTAACACGAAACTATTTTGAGAATGCAGTTGATCTAATTAATCGTGAGTATGAAGCGATAAAAAGACTTGCAATGTTGAATGAATTAGTGTATAATGCATCTTATAACTTCGTACCAAGAGTCGGTCAAATGTATCATCTATATCGAAAGAAAGATGATTCGTATATGTTGAGCATGATTGAGAATTGGACGAAGTACGAGTTTGTAGTATCAATTGAATATACTGCTGACTCAGTTTGGAAAGAAAAAGGTTGACTTCTGTAAGTTATTATGTTACTATATACTAGTTACATTATGAGAAACAAAGTGGACACAAAAAGCAACACATACTAGAAACTATACTCTGTAAATATAAAAGGTAAATATATATGTCATTCGCAAATCTAAAACGCAACCGTAACTCTATCTCCGATCTCGTCAGTGCCGCTGGTGCTGGTTCAGGCGGCGGTGGTTCTGAAAAGAAATCCTATAAAGATGAACGTCAGTGGAAACCAACTGTTGATAAAGCAGGCAATGGTTATGCTGTACTTCGTTTTCTTCCTGCTCCTGAAACGTGCGAGACTCCTTGGGTTCGCTATTGGGATCACGGGTTTAAGGGTCCAACTGGTCAATGGTTCATCGAGAAGTCTTTGACTTCAATCGGTCAACAAGATCCAGTATCAGAAGCAAACAGTGTTCTATGGAACACAGGTACTGATGATAATAAAGCAATTGTACGTGATCGTAAGCGTCGATTGCACTATGTATCAAACGTACTGGTGGTTAGTGATCCATCTAATCCTGCCAATGAAGGCAAAGTATTCATGTACACTTATGGTAAGAAAATCTTCGATAAGATCATGGATGTTATGCAACCACAGTTCGCTGATGAGAAACCAGTTAACCCATTTGACTTCTGGGAAGGTGCCGACTTTAAACTGAAGATTCGTCAAGTTGAAGGATATCGTAACTATGATAAGTCTGAGTTCTCTTCGCCAGCACCTCTAATGGGTGGTGATGATGATCAACTTGAGCAGTTATATGAAACTGTTTATGACTTAGGCGAGTTCGCAGATCCTGCTGCCTACAAGACATACGAAGAGTTATCTGCTCGTCTTGCTCTTGTTCTTGGTGAGCAAGCACCTCGTACGGTTGCGCAGACTGTAGCATTAGATACTAAAGAAGCACCAGCGCCTGTACGTGAAGCACCTGCTCCTGTCATGCCTAGTGCTGCCGAAGATGAAGATGACACTATGTCATACTTCGCTAAACTAGCGGCAGAATAAACGTCAATTTCATAAGACGGTAAAGGATTGCGAGTTCGCGGTCGAAGATGAAACTAAGGGGACGCGAAAGCGTCCCTTTTTTATTACCAGGAATACTGTGAAGAGCGTATTCCAAAACTATTTGTAGGGTTCAATATATAATTACCAGCACCGCTACTAGAAGATACATTATTCTGAGTTGTTGTCGGAGCATTAACATTACTCACATTAGTAATATTCACTGTAGCACCTTCACCTGCCGAAATTGATGATCTAGCAATTGCGCCACTCAGTTCTTCTCGATCTGTTGATTTACTTAATCTATCAGCAGTAATTTTCTTGTTGGCACTTACAATAGAATCTGATAGAGTTTCAGGAGTCAACTCGGCAACAGTAGTTCTACTACCAGCACCTCTTGATTTTACTCTACTTCTACTTGAACTTACACTTGTCAAAACTTCTTCTTCGGAAGCAGACTCTACTTTAGGCGCACTACCTGATCCACCACTCATTACGTGATTCCACTCTTTCATGAATGCACTTGCAGGTGATTCACCACCGGGCATAATAGCACCTATAGCGGCAACTGCACCACGTGCGAATCCTTCGAGTACATTGAATATTGTATCTACAACAACTCCGAACGTATCAGAGAAAGAAAACGAGTCAAGCAACTTAGAGAAGTTTTCGAGTCCCATCTTTTTCATCAACCATGATACACCATCTTTAAGTAAGTCAAGAGGAATCAGAACTATGTTTGCAAGACCTTTCTGTATTCCCTTTGCTAGTCCTAGAAATTTATCAAATATATCAGCACCCTCACCAAGACTGGTCATCTCTTTAAAGACTGCCATTCCCACTTCGATTGCCGCAGTGAGTGGAAGAAATACTCTACCGAGTAATCTGAAGAACCCGAAGAACTTAGCGAATGTTGCACCGAATCCTTTAACGAATGTAACTATAGGTTGGAAGAATTTACCGATTGAAGAGAAGACTTTGCCTATAACACCTCCTTTACCAAAGAATGAACCGATGCGTCCAAAGAAATCTGTCATTGGTTTAAAGAATGTGCCTACTTTTGCTACTGCTCTACCAATCGCGCCGTCGGCAGAGAAGATTGCTTTTAACTTATTACTCCATTTAAGAAACTTTGCGCCAATATCTAGTCTAAACATTTTCAGAATTTTGTTTAAGGTTTCACCGAAACCAGTAACGAATCCTACAACTGCACCAGTAAGACCAGCAACAATGGCAGCAAACCCGAAGTTTAGTCCTTTAACATTTTCTTCTGGTTTTGATCCTTCGGCAGGCACAGCAGGAGCAGATTCGCCAATACGTTCGCGCATCATTTCCATCTCGTCCATCTTATTACTAAACCAAAGTGTAATAAAATTATCGAGTCTACGGTCAACACGACTAAGTGTTTCATTAGTCTGCATCTGTTCTAGTACTACGTCATCCAGTGTTAGCGCCATTATTCTCTCTCTCTTGCTTCTCTTCTTCTAAAGTTTGCATTAACAGTATCATGTGTACCTCTCTCTCCCATGGCATCATAACCTCTAACTCTGTTAATGAATACTTATGATACCTGGATAGCAAAAAATTAGTCTTAAAATGATTTGCTAGATTGTCGTGAGACAGGCATACTAGAAAAAACTCTGCATTCCCTCCAGTACAACATTATTATGTGTACCACATTTTTCACAGTCAAACTTAACTTCATGCTTAACTGAAGGCATATCTTTCAAATAAGTCGATATCTTTTCGAACTGCTGTTGAGTCATCGTATCGATAAATCCATCGATACTATCCTTCGATTCATCTGCCATTACAATTCTTTCTTCTTGAGTAATAACAGTCTTCATACACTTACCAAGAACACTAAACCCTGCTTCTGCTTCATCTTCGGTGAAGTCAACCATAGCATAACTCGGATACATCATCTCTACTGAGATACTATCACTTAATTTTATGATGTTATTCTTCTTACCTACTTTACATTCAATCTCGCCAATATCAACTAACTGCTCATTGTCGTGATCACACTCTTCGCAAGCGATGTTTAATGTAACAACTTCACCAACAGACTTTGCTCTGATCTGAAGAAACATATATTCAATATCAAATGTTGTCAATTCATTTCGTTTGATAGCATTGCCGTCAAGACATGCCATGACTGTATCAAGTACTGCATTCATTATCTGACCTATGTCTTTCGATTCAGATGCTATCAGTAAAATCTTCTCTTCTTTAACTAAGTAAGGTCTAAACTTAACTTTCTTCTTCAACGATGGAACTGTCAACTCATATTTGGGTGTATCATTTAACGATGGTAATGCCATTATTTAATTTCCTCAATAATTTAATTTAGTGCTTTGAATATCTTGTTTGTTACTTTACTTGCCGCATTTGTTGATGCCGCTCCAGTTCCTGTTATTCCTACCTTTCCTTTATCTGCCGGTTCTAAGTACTCGCCCTGCCATGATTTGTATGAAAACTCTACTGTGAACTGACTAATCTCATTCTGCGATGCATCTGTAAACGTCTCATACTGAATTGACTTGGGAAATGCACGATCAAGTAACCAATGATAGTTTGCAAATCCACTTGTTCCTGCATCAACATCTATATCAAGATTAAGAGAAATAGGACCAAGATTAATATCTTTACTAACATTAAATAGTGGTGTAGTAAATCCCTTTTCTAGTTGATAGATGTGAACTTTCTGACAGTATGTATCTGCATAACCAGCAACGTATCTTCCTTCGCCCGCATCACCAACACGTTTAATAATACTATCCATCCAACTCTCGAAGTATCGTCGTGTTCCCTGATCATTCATCACTCTGAATGTCATACTGACTTCTGGATTGTTAAACCCATATGCTACTTGCTGTATATCAGCACCAATCTCTCGTGCAACTGTACTAATTTGTCTCGACGGAAGTGTAACACTTGTACACATGAAGGACATATCTCTTGGTGATTGATCTCCTATACGTGGTAAAAGAACGTGATACAGGTTGGGTCTTGCCGCACCTCCTTTACTGCCAAATACGCTTTTAAATTCGTCTACGCTACCAGGTCTAAACATTAGATCATGCTCCGTGAATCTTTATAAACTTGCCCTTTGTTACCCTGGAATTGTGCAGTTGGTAAGAAAGTAGCGATTTCCCATTCTGGAGGTGGCACATATGCCATACGCCCTTCAATCTGAGATGTTAAGTAGTGCTTGAGACAAGGTTTAAAGAATCGCATCTTCGCACTTCTCTGAAGCATAGAATATCTGGTCTGAAACTTTGTGGTTTCGTCGAATGCTTTATTATTAGTAACCTTCATTAACTCATCAAGAAATCTTGCACGTAATGCGATAGGCAAGTAATGAAGATTCAACCCATAGAAACCACCCTTTGCAGGACCAACAATGATAACTAGAGGAAATGCATCCCAGTAAGGAAGTGTTTTTCTACCTTTAGCATCATAGAAATACATGTACATGTCACCGATGCCAGTCTTTTGTTTCGCCTGATTAGCACCACGCAATTCTAATTCTTCTTCGCGCATTAATGCACGTCGATTAAGACCACGCATATTCTGCACTTTACGTCTGAACCAAGACTGCGATTCTTTAGTGCGAGGTGTAATACCTGCACGAAACGCTTCTGCTTCTACTTTTTTAAATATTTCGCTCATAGTTCTATTTAGTCTTTTTCCTAGAGTATGGTTTCATTTTCTTTAAAGGTTTAATACTTTTCTTTGGTTTTGCTTTCTGAGTTGACTTAGGCATAATACCCATTGCAGTCAATTCATTCTCAGTCCATATCTCAAAACCCCAACCATTATCCTTAGCATATGCTGCCGCCGCTTTCCATTTGTTCTGATTCTTAATGTAAGTCAAACCTTCGTTGATATATCTTTTAGTTTTACGTGAACCTGTGGGCGGTGATAGTTCTTTGTGAGGTTTGATTTCAATCAGCACAGTCTTGCCTGTACTCTTGTATGTCAACTTCAAGTCCATGAAGTAACGATGATATCTCATATCAACTTCATAGAGATACGGTATTACGGTCTCTTCGCTTGACCAGTACTTAATGTCAGAGTTATCGTCTGCCCACATAAAGGCATATTTTTCCCATAGAGAGCGATAAACGACCTTATTATAATCCCCTTTGTACTTTTCAGGGTTTTTAACTTTATATCTTCCAGAATACGCCATAAATATACTTATAAATAACCTTACAGAAACTCTATTTAGTAGGAAATAAAATGGCATCTCGCGGACAACAAAAACGTGCAAGACAACAGGCGGAACGAGCGGCGGTTCAAGAACAAGCAGAAGAGATTGCAAAGTCGAATAATACGGATACTGGGTTTAGATTCTATAATGAAAAATCGCAAGCGCCTGATACTGCGGCAAAGACTAAGGTTATTCATGAAGAGAATATCGAAGAACCAACTCGTGCAGAAAATCCTTCACTGTTTGAGCAAAATAAGACGCGCAATTTTAGATATCCATTGTCAATGCCCGCATCAGGAAAAGGTTATCCCGGAACGATTACGTTCGAAGCATATAACGTAAAAGGTGTTGATATAGGCAAGTCGATGAAAGATATATATGATCGACTTATTAGAAAGAAGGAAGTGGTTGAAGATGCAAGCACGGAAGATGAAAAGAAAAGGGCGGATGATGCTAAAGAGAAGAATAGCAGAAACCAAGCAGAACTAGATAAAAGTATTTCTAAATTGGGCAAAACTGCTTCTCAGTCTTATGAAAATGTTAATGCGGGCGAATCAGTTGGTAGTGTTATATTACCATTGCAACGTGATCTACGATTCTCTGACAACGTAGTATACGAGAGTCCTCCTATAGGAATGTTAGGTGCCGGACTAGAAGGCGCGATCGGCGGTAAGAATCCGTTCGAGGGTGCTACTAACGGTGACGGTACATTTAGTACTGCCGCTTCTGCACTTGCGGCACAAGCAGTCGCAAAAGCATCAGGCGCTGGAGTCGGTGCATTAGTTGGTAAAATAGCAGGTGGTGCTTTAGGTGGTGCTATACTTGGTTCTGGAGCAACAGAGAGTTTGGGTGATGCTGTCAAGAGTGCTACACGAATTGCATCTGCTCCTAATCAAAGAACATTATTTAAAGAAGTACAGATTCGACAGTTTGCATTTACGTTCAAGTTGATCGCTAATAGTAAGCGTGAGGCAGAAGAGATTAAGTCTATCATCAAGTTCTTCAGACAGGAATTATATCCTGAAATGATGACTGTGGGTGATAATAAAGTTCCTATCGCATACAAGTTTCCCAATGTATTTTCGATTAATGTTAAGAATCAGTTCGGTGGCAATGCTGCCTCGAAGATACAAAGATGTTATTTACGAGATGTTCAGACATCATACAATGCCACCGGTAACGGTCTACTAGAAGACGGTAGTTTTATCGAAGTAGATATATCGTTATCGTTTCAAGAAGTTAAAGCACTTGATAAACAAATGGTTGCACTAGAGGATTATTAATGTCAAACTATTTCGAAAACTTTCCAAGTAATCTCTACAGTTTTGGTGACGGTGAGAATCCCGTTTACTTTCAACGATTGAGTAGGTATGTTGATTTAATCGACCAAGTAAAAGATGATATTGGAGGATATATAGAATACGAGATTCTTGAAGGAGATCGTCCTGACACATTAGCATATCGTCTTTATGGTACTAGCGAGTATGAGTGGACATTCTTTTCAATGAATGAGCGTCTGCGTGAGACTGGTTGGCCAATGAAACTTCAAGATGTGTATGACTACGCACAGACCAAAGCATACAAGAATTACACTTGTAATATCAATCTTGAAGTTGATTCTGACGCACTTATTCTTTATGGTGATTCTGCATCAGGACAACAGATGTTACTTTCAGGTCTTGCATCACTTTACGATATTGGTCAAGCAGTAATACTTGGTGAGCAACAAGGTGTAGTTACTGCTAAGAATTTAGCGGTTGGCGAGATAACAGTTAGAATTGATAGTGCTATAGCGAATCCTATTACTCCTTTGAATCAAACTTACTTGTCGTATGATGATGGAGTATCAAATGTATTATCATTGACCTCCTCTAAGTATGAGTACGAAGGAACACATCACTTCGTTGATTCTGCAGGAGATGAGATAGATTATTTTTACAGCAATGCTGTGAGTAAAATACCGGTAACTAATCTGGAATATTTGATTGCCCAGAATCAAGAGTCTAAAAGAATACGTGTTATCAAGAAACAATTCATCGACAAGATTGTGGGTGAACACAAGCGTCTGACATCGAGATAATTTATGGCAGGAAATAACTCCCAGTATAGTATTCTTGAGGCAGCGGTAATCTCTTCATCGGCAACTGGTGAAGACAATACTGTTGACATCAAGAGCAACGTAATAGAACTTCAATTCTTCGAGCATCTAGGCAAACCCTACATTGATGCTAGAATTGTTTTCATCGACGATATGGGTTTAAAGGCAGCATTAGGCATACAGGGTACAGAACGTATTCGTATTGTTGTGGGTGATGCAGAGCATCCCGAAGAACCAAAAATCATTAAATACTTCTACTTTGCTAGAATAGCGGAGACGAAACGAACGAATGAAAGAAGTGAAATTATATCTGCTGAACTTGTTGAAGAGCACGTATATGTGGACGCAGTTAAACAATTTAGTAGATCATACACCGCTAATCTCGAAGACATCATAGAGAATATATGCAACCGTGATCTAGGCAAAAGTGTTGATAGATTTTTATTCACGGGATCAGTACAGGGTGAACGAAAGATTATTGTCCCATATATGAGTCCTATTGCCGCGATACAATGGTTAAAAAATAGAGCAACTACAAAGATTGGTGCACCTATCTATCTCTACTCAAGTCTATATCAAGATGATTTGTGCATGTCTGACTTAGACAATCTGTTGGGCGAAACGGTTATTAACAGTAGACTGCCTTTCAGATATTCTAAAGCACTTCAAGCAAGCGATGATCCTAGACGCAACTTATATGAAATCATTGATTTTAAAGAGGTTGGGGGTGACAATTCTCTCTCATTGTACGAAGATGGTGCTATCGGTTCACTCTATTCTAATCTGGATGCTGGTACAGGCAACTCAGTTGATGATCATGTAACAGTACGTGACATCATTGATGAGTTCTATACGAATGGACTTCTATCAACAGAGTCGATACAATCAGTTTATGATCCTACTTTAGTTATTGATGGTAAATTGTCGGACGAATATAATTCTCTACACATACATCAAGTAACATCATCAGGAACTTACAATCAGTTTCCTAGTTATCACGATGAGGCGACTTTACTTGATGGTAATAGTGATATAGTCGAATCAAGATTAAAAGTGAAGAATAAGATTATACGATCAATTATGAGAAAGAATATGATTGATATAGGTATGAACGGTACATTCTTTTTCAGTGGATCGGTTACTGTTGGCAATAAAGTTCGACTTCTTTTTCTAAGCAGTAATGTTGAAAGTGACGATAAAGATTTCGTAGAACAGATAGATACGAGAAAGTCTGGTGATTATTTAATTGTGGCAATAAATCACAAATTAACAAGTGAGAAAAATATCACACAATTAAGACTATCTAAACTTGGCGAACTACCGGACGACTTTGAGTTATGAACATTTTAACACCCATACAGAAAGAGTTTTATGGTGATGACAATCGCTGGTTCTTCGGTACTGTTGTCAATGCACATCCGCCGACAGGTCTTGAAGGCAGAGTTAAAGTTCGTATCAATGGTGTTCATAGTCCTAGCACTGGTGATATTCCTGAGAAAGATTTACCTTGGGCACAAATACTATTACCAACTACTGAGGGCGGTGCATCTGGTGTCGGTCGCATTCCTCAGATCGTTCAAGGAGCATTCGTCTTTGGGATGTTCATGGACGGCACTACTTCTCAGTTGCCACTTATCATGGGCACATTACCTCGTACAGAATATCCCTCTGCTGTACAGACAGGACGAAGAAACCCTGACGAGAATGC